CGAAGACTATGTACCACAAGGTGTTCATATTGTACCTATAGCGCTCAAAGGGCGTGTACCTTGTAAAATTGTTGGACCTGTAAAGCGAGGAGACCAAATTATATCTTCAGCTCAACCTGGTGTAGGCAGAGTAAAGCAGCCTATTGATCCCGCTACAGCAGTTGTAATTGGACGAGCTATTGACAATAACGATAATCCAGAAATTAAGTTAGTAGAAATACAAGTATAAATAAAAATAAAGGGATATATAGAATGCCAATAGCATATAGGAGTGCCGGAACAACTATTCAAGCGGACGACTATAACAGACTCCAAGAAAAAGTACAATCATTATTAGGCGCAGGAGGCGGCATCTATGGCTTAGACTATGGTTACGGCCAAACTGTTCATAGTTCACAAGTTCAATCTAGCAGTATGGTAACTGCTGAACAGTTAAATAACTTAAGGATTGATATTTTAAAATTATGGCAGCATCAAACAATTGTTGTCTTTCCTGTAAACTCAGTAGATTTAAATGATGTAGTACAAGCTGGAAGTGCAACAGAATCATTAGCTGACGGTGAAAATAAAACTTATAATGATTACACTTTTGCAGTAAACCAAGTTGATACAAACAGATTACAAGTAAATGCATCTGCTATGACGCTTGTAGCCAGTGCTGCTACATATTCCTTTTCTAACTGGAACAACTTTAAAACTCACGATATTACAATAACATTTGACGTTAGTAGTCATCGTAGATTTTTCTTTAATACGGGCGGACAAATAAGAATATCAGCAAATTTAGCAGGATCGTGGGCTACTGGTTCTAAACCTGGTGTTTGGCAAAACTTATTATCATCAGTTGGAACATATGTTTTTACCTATCCTGAAAATCAAACCATTAGCTCAGCACCGCAAATTTTAGTATTAAAAAATCCAGTTAGTGGAGGAGTATATTCAGAAAACTATTATAAGATTATAGGAAGTGCTATATCTTCTAATATTTTATTGTTTAGAGTTATTTTCCATGATGTTGATGTAGGTGATCAAACAGGAATAGGTGGCGGAGTAGATGAAAATGTATCAGGTACAACAATTAGCACCGCTTCTATTTATCATGCTAGTGGCAGCCCAATTGATCCTGAGAATTCAGAAAGTATTGTAGGTGTACGAGTTAAATCACCAATTGTAGCTTCTGCACAAGGTACAGTTTACTAAGAGATATATAAATGGCAATATCAAATCGTTCTGCTGGAACAACTTTAACAGCAACAGATTATAATGAATTACGGAATAAAATTATTGAGATTCTTGGACCTAACTCAGGAGGGTCTACACGAGGATATGGACAAGCTACTACTAGCTCTACTGTAGCAGGAGGAGCAACTACTTTAGTATCTGCTACTCATATGGCCCAACTTAGAGCAGATATAGTTAAGGCATACGTTCATATTACTGCTGATAGTTTTGATTTGACTGTACCGTCAGGAGGAACTGATTTAATTAAGGCAACAGCATCAGGGACAGATTATAATGAAACTCATAATGCTTATATTGAAGCTATAAATTATTGTTATGATAATGCGCCTACTGCAAATCCATCACAAATGACTCTGTCATCTAATGTTGCTGCGGCTACTGCTGGAACGAATTGGAATGGCACTGTTACAACAACACATAGAGTTACATGGACTGATTCAAATCATCAACGATGGTTTTTTAATGCAGGTGGACAAGTTAGATTTCATGCTGCTCATGATAACAATAGTACGTCTAAATCAAATGATTGGCAACAATTTTTAGCTAATAAAGTAAATGGTATTAGTTTTGGTTATACAGAATATTGGCAACATATCCTTGCCTCTACTAATACATTTTTGCAGCAAAATCCTGATGGAGTAACAGTATACCAAGATAACTATCATAACCTCTCAGTATCTAGACTCGTAGGTAGTACAAATGTAATGGATTTTACAATGAATTTTGTTGATGCAGATAGAGGAAATATTGCTAATACATATTTTTGGATTGCTGCTTATGATGAAGATGTAATAGGCACAACTACCTCAAACATTTCTATATACTATCCTACAGGTTCTACAACAGATCCCTTGCTTGGAAGTATCTCAACAGTTCAATTAGATCCGCCTACTGTCACTGTAGCTTAATCGTTTCTTACACTTCTTCTAATCTTTTTTAATATATACTTTAAAGGAGTATATTATGGACGAAAGATTAGAAAAAGCCCTCCAGTTTTCTCACTACATGGTTAATCTAAATAACCAAAAAAGAGTGTTAGAAGAAACTTATTCACAAGACATTATACATTATTTTAATGGAGCACAATTTACAGTAAACAAAGAATTAATTTGTTTTTGTAAAATTATGATGTTGCTTGAGCAAGATACTGTAGTTTTAGTTGATGACAATAACAGACCAATTGAGATTGAAGATCTTGAAGAATTTTTTGATGAAATTCTTACTATCTACAATGAAGCATCAAATGAATATTTTGTAAACTATACTACACTGGTAAAAAGTAAGCAAAAGATGCACGATGTTGTTTTAGATCAAATACAATTAGAAGAAACGGATAAAGAAAAATGAGCAAAGGTGTCCTTGTAGTAGCAAGGAATAATGAGAAACTTGATTATCTTAGGCAAGCTGCTTTTTTAGCCAGTAATGTTAAAAAATATTTGAACTTACCTACATCTGTAATCACAGATAGTCAAAAATATTTAGAAGATAAAGGATATGGAGATTATTTTGATAAAGTAATTGAAATTGTTTGGCGGAAAGAAGATTTAAATGGAAACAATGTTTTATCTAAAGGTGATCAACACTATTTAAGAAGATATCATGATGGATCATTATCAGCAAGGTCTCTACGATTTAAAAATGAGATTAGATCTGCGGCATGGGGTGTAACTCCATATGAGCAAACATTGTTATTAGATACTGACATTGTTTTATTCAATGATGTATATAAACATTGTTTTGATCAACCTCATAATTTTCTTATATATGATAAATCGTATGATTTAGCAGGTTTTAGAAATGAGCATGAGTTTAAATTTATTTCTGATACTGGAGCTCATTTTTATTGGGCTACTGCTGTATTCTTTAGGAAAACAGAAACTAATAAGATCTTCTTTGATTTAGTGCAACATATACAAGAAAATTGGTATCACTATCGTAGCATTTTCCAAATTCCTACGGTTTTGTTTAGAAATGATTTTGCATTTTCAATTGCTATTCATATAATGAATGGATATCAGGAAGGCGATTTTGCCAAGCCTATGCCTGGTAAATTATTTTTTACAACAGATAAAGATATTCTTTGGGATAGTACTAAAGAAGGTTTATTTATGTTGTTAGAAAAAGAAAATTATTTAGGCGAATACACAGCGGTTCATTGGAGACATCATAATCTTCATGTAATGAACAAGTTTAGTTTAGAAAGATATTTGACTAGGGTAATGGATGTCTAAAGGAATATTAATTTACGCTACTGGAGAAAAATATATTAAGCAGGCATATTTGTGTGCCTTATCAATAAAAGCATCAGGTAACTCTACTCCAGTAAGCCTTTTTACAGATGACGAAATAGAAAATAAAAATGATGTTTTTGATAAAATAGTTATTAATAAATGGCCTGTTTTTGATACTTCTACTTATCAAGTTTTAAATAGATGGAAGCCGTATCATTATACTCCCTACGACGAAACTATAGTTCTTGATGCTGATACTTTAGTTTTACAAGATATTACAGATTGGTGGTCTTTTTTTGAAAAATATGATTTATTTTTTCCTACAAAAGTATACACATATAGAAATATTCCTCTTACATCAGATTATTATAGGAAAGCATTTGTAGAAAATTCTTTACCTAATATATATTCAGGAATTCATTATTTTAGAAAAAGTGATAAAGCACATTTGTTTTTTAAATGGCTAGAAGTAGTTTCAAATAATTGGGAATTATTTTATGGTAATTTTTGTAAAGAAAGATATCCTAAAGTTCCAAGCATGGATTTGTCTACAGCAATTGTTACTAAAATACTAGAGTTAGATCAAGATGTTACTAATCATAAAATAAATTTCTTAAAATTTGTTCATATGAAAGTACATGCCCAAGAATGGCAAACTTTAAGAAGTGAGCGTTGGATAGATCAAATTGGGATTTATCTAACAGAAGATTTAAATTTGATAATTGGCAATTATCTTCAGAGTGGTATTTTTCATTATGTTGAAGATGATTTTGTTACTGATGAAATAATAGAAGCATTTGAGAGGAAGGTACTAAAATGACATATATTGTCTTGAATAAAAAGAATGGAGAAATACTATCTTTAACAAATTTAGAACCTACTGGCGATATGTATCCAGATTTAGATTGGACATATTTTGATGAAGAGATTATTCATGTGTTAGATATTCTAGAAGGAAAAAGGCAACCAACTAGTTATATTTGTGTTTATGATGTAAATAGAGAACGTTGGTTTTTAAGAGAAAAATCAGAATTTGATACTACTGTTTTACCTATAACTGAACTAATTTATCATATTCCAAGACGTGTTGTTACAAATGAATATGATGATGAAATATTAGAGCATGTCAAGACACATGATATAGTTATTGTAAAAGACCACGGAGCAACTTGTTATAAATTTTTAATTGGATCTAAATTAGAAAGACAGTTAAGAGCTGAAGATTCTTACCATAATGTTCATATTGCTTTTAGTATTACAGAATTTAATAATCCTAATATTTTATATAAGATGTTAACAGTCGACTTACAACAATTAGTAAAAAACCATTATCAGATATTTACTATGGATGACATTAATAAAGAAACAGAGGTTAACATACCAGTATCAATGTTTACAAATAAAAGGTATGATAACTACATATTTTTTGAGGTAGTATGAGTACAAAAAAATTTCAAGTATTAGATTATGATATAATCTATTTAAGTTATGACGAGCCTAATGCAGAACAAAATTACTCTAATTTGTGTTCAAAAATCCCATGGGCAAAGCGAGTACACGGCGTAGAAGGATCAGATTCAGCACACAAAGCCTGCGCTGAACTATCTGAAACAGACAGGTTTGTTACTATAGATGGAGATAATAGGATTAGGGAAAACTTTTTAACTCAAACTATTGACTTTGAAGAGCATGTTGAATTAGAAAATAAAGTTATTAGTTGGTGTGGGCATAATGTCATTAACGGACTTATGTATGGCAACGGCGGAGTAAAATGCTGGCCCAAAGAGTTTGTCTTAAATATGCGAACACACGAAAACGCAGATCCAGATAACCCACATGCCCAAGTAGACTTTTGCTGGGATGTAGAATACATTCAAATGAATTCCTGCTTCTCAGATATCTATAATAACGCAACTCCTCAGCAAGCATGGCGAGCAGGATTTAGAGAAGGCGTTAAGATGGCGCTAGATCAAGGCGTAAAACCAACGTTAGAAGATTTTAAGAAAAACCACTGGAAAAATTTACATCGCCTTTACATTTGGCTTATGGTAGGTAAAGATGTAGAAAATGGACAATACGCTTTACTAGGAGCACGTCAAGGTTTATACAAGACAATGTGTACAGATTGGGATTATATACAGGTAAGAGATTTTACATACCTTAATAATTTATGGGAAGAAGAATATAGTAATTTAAATTCAAGAGATGTACAGTATCTAATTCATTCTACTGGACGTGATCTAATGAAAGAATTAGATCTGCCAATTGGTAAAGAAGCATTGGATGCAGAACAAAGTAAGTTTTTTAAAACTGTTTATTTGAATCCAGCTAGAATTTCTAAATCATTTATAGATATTGAGTAGAATGTCAACAGAAGATAATATTAAAAAAGTTGTTAAGATTACAGATACAGAATTTTCTAAAACATTCTGTTTTGCTAAATGGTATCATACAACCATTTATCTACAAACAGGAGAAACACATTCCTGTTATCACCCAGCTCCGCACAAAATACATTTAGAAGCATTAGACAATAATCCATCTGCTCTCCATAATACGCATGAGAAAAAGACGGAGAGGAAAGAAATGTTAGCAGGCAAACAATGCGCTGGCTGCCAATACTGCTGGAACATTGAAAATATGGGTCCTGATTACATTTCTGATCGTCACATACGTTCGTCTTCTATCTATACGCAAGAAAGACTAGATGAAGTTAAAGAGGGTGGATGGCATTTTGATGTTCAACCTGAGTATATTGAGATATCGTTTGGTAATGAATGTAATTTTAGGTGTGGATATTGCCATCCAAAGGCGTCTTCACGCTACTATGCTGAAATCGAAGAGCATGGTCCATATGATATGGTACAAAATCACCGCTGTGATATTGACTGGTTGACAATTTATAAAGAAGAAACTAATCCTTATGTAGACGCATGGTGGAGATGGTGGCCCGAAGTTAGTAAAAAATTGAACATTTTACGCATTACTGGCGGAGAGCCTACTATACAGATGTCAACTTACCGCCTTTTTGACGAGTTAGAGAAAGACCCTAAGCCTAATTTGGAGTTAAATGTCAATTCTAACCTCGGTGGCAAGCAACGACAGCTCAAAAAGTTTACAAATGGCGTAAATTCTCTCCTATCTCAAGGCAAGATCAAGGATTTTAAACTTTTTACGTCTATTGACAACTGGGGAGAGAGGGCAGAGTACATTAGAGATGGATTAAATGTCAAAGTTTTTGAAGAAAACCTAGATTATTTCTTGACAAACACTACAGCACCTGTTACATTTATGATTACATTCAATATTTTCTCAGTGACAAACTTTCAAGCCCTGTTAGAGAAGATGTTAGAGTGGCGTAAAAAGTATAATGACGTAGAAACTACACGTTGGCAGCGTATTCATTTTGATACACCTTATCTTAAGGAACCTTTACAGTATGATATAAACATTTTACCAAAAGAGAGTTATGTTTCGTATTTTGAAAGCCATTTAGATTTTATAAAACAAAATATTACAGATGATAAGCATGGATTTTCTAACTTAGAGTATGAAAAATTTCGTAGAGTAGTAGATTATTTTAAAAGTACCATCTACACTGAGGAAAGAGTTAAACAAGGCAGGCAAGATTTTATAAAATTCTTTGGAGAGCAAGATCGCAGACGGAAAATTAATGCAGAACAAACATTTCCTGAAATGAAAGAGTTTTTTGATCTATGTTTTAGGGAAAGCATGTATGAATAAAAAAGAATTATTGGAAGAAAGCAAAGTTTTTTGTATGTTTCCATGGTTACATCTTAATGTAACTCCTTATGGAAATACCTATCCTTGTTGTAGTTCTTCTTATACAGATCCATATGGAAATGTTAAGGAAAATTCATTAGAAGAAATATTTAATAATGACAAAATGAAACAATTGCGGCTGAATATGCTGCAAGGAAAAGAAACGTCAATTTGTACATATTGTTATAAGCATGAAAAAAGTTCTCCGTTTTCGTTTAGGAAATATGCTTTACAACATTATAGTAAATATTTTGATGAAATAGTGACTACTACACAAGAAGATGGAACTGTACCTAAATTCAAAATGAAATATTTTGATGTAAGGTTTTCTAATATATGCAACTTTAAATGTAGAACATGTGGAAAAGAGTTTTCTTCTACATGGGCACAAGAAGATCATGACTTGTATCCTGATCAAGCAGAATCTTGGAATTATAAGATTGTACAACATGCAGATAATACTGGAAAATTATTAGAAGATATTAAATCACAAGTATGTCATATTGATTTAGCATATTTTGCAGGCGGCGAGCCTCTTATAACAGATGAACATTATTTAATTTTAGAGGAAATGATCCGTTTAGATCGTGCTAAAAATATCACATTAAGGTATAACAGTAATGTTAGTAATTTTAAATATAAAAAATATGATGTTTTTGATTTATGGAAACATTTTAAGAATATTGAATTAAGTGCCTCAATTGATCACTATGGAAAAAGAGCAGAATATATTAGACATGGAACAGATTGGGGAGTTGTAGAAGAAAATTTGTTAAAAATAAGAACATTTGATAATATAGAGTATCAATTTAACACTGTTTTATCTGTTTTTAATTATGTAACTTTACAAGAGTTTTTTGATTATATGATATCTAAGGGATTGCTGCGTAAAACAGATATGATATCAATATATAGAGCAATTACTCCCACTTATTTTTGTTCACAAACATTACCTTCTAGTATAAAGGAAATTGGTAATGTAAACACGCAAAAATTGTTAGATTGGTTGTTAGAAAATTATTACTATCAACATGAACATGTTGCAGATGCTATTTCTTTTACAAATGAAAATGACGGTTGGGATCAGAATAAAAAAGAATTTGCGAAGCACATTCGAGTTAGAGATAAAGTACGTGGAGAAGATTTTGTAAAGACATTTCCAGAGTTAGCGAGTATGTATGACTACTAAAATTCCTTGTAGATACATTACACATGGATTATCTATAGATCCAAAAGGTGATGTAAAGCCTTGTTGTGTATGGCAAGGAGTTGAAGCTATGCCTGGAATTAGTTATATAAGTCAAAATAATACAAAAACCATCAATCAAATTTATCATGGTAATAGATGGAGTGATATAAGAAAATGGTTCGTTAATAATGATACATTACCTCCAATGTGTAATGTTTGCTCTAACATTGAGAGCACTGGCAATAAAAGTCCTCGACTTTTAAGCTATGATTTAGAAAATGAAGAAATTCAAAAACAAGCATTTGAAAATATCAATAAAAAAACTGGGCAAATTGACAAAAATTATATTGATTTTATAGATATTAGATTTTCTAATTTGTGTAATTTAAAATGTAGAATGTGTGTGCCTGAATGTAGCAGTCTATTGGCAGAAGAGGACGGTATAAATCCTTCTTACACATCGTGGGCATCTAGTGATTTTTTGCAACTAATTTTTGATATTTTACCACAAGTTAGGACTATATATTTTGCAGGTGGAGAACCGTTATTAGCAAAAGAACATTATCAGATTTTAGAAGAATTAATTAGAATAAAACATTTTAATATTAATATATGTTATAATTCTAACGGTACAGTGTTACAATATAAAAATAAGGATCTTTTTGAATTATGGAAAGATTTTAAAAATATTGATTTTTTAGTTAGCTTAGATCATTATGGAGAGCGAGCTGAGTATATAAGACATCCGTGCGATTGGAGTAAGATAGAAAAAAATTTATTAAGATTGAAACATTTAAAAAATGTGTCAACAAAAATTATTACTACAATCCAACTTTATAATTATTGTACATACAACGAATTTCATGAATATATGAAACAGAGTAAGTTTGCTCATATTAAAAGTTTAGGAACAAGCCTGTTGTCTTATCCTAATTTTTACAGTATTAAAGTTTTGCCATCAAAATATAAAATAGCTGCAAAAAAATCTATTTCAAATATTATTAATTTAGACAAAGATAATTCAATCTGTGATTTTTCTAATTATGCTGATAGTGATGATTTGTGGGATACACTTAAAGATAAATTGAGGGAAGAAATTTTGTATAGAGATAAATTAAGGAATGAAGATTTTTGTAAAACTTTTCCAGAATTAAAAGGACTATTAAATGACTAAAGAAGAGCTTAAAAGTAATCATGTATTTTGTATGATGCCTTGGATTCATATGCATATCTGGCCTAACGGTAATGCATTACCGTGTTGTATAGCTGATAGCAATGATGTATATGGAAATGTAAATGATAAAACATTAAAAGAAGTATGGAACAACGAGAAGTTCTCTACAATGCGTAAAAAAATGTTAGCAGGAGAAGAAATAGAAACTTGTTCTCGTTGTTATGAATTAGAAAAATCTACTAAAATTTATACACTAAGACAAAGTATAAATTTTGATATGATAGATAAACATTTTGATTTAGTACAAAGTACAAAAGAAGATGGCACATTAGAAAATCCACGAATGGCATATATGGATATACGGTTTTCTAATATATGTAACATGAAGTGTAGAACATGTGGTCCTGAGTTAAGCAGTACTCACGCTCAAGAACATGCAGATATGTGGTCTCCAAAACATACATCAGATTTAATGGGTGTGGCAGAAGGCCAAGGTCCAGTTATTAGTGTTACACAAGATAATCCTCATGTATGGGAAGATTTAGAACAATATTTGATGGATGTTGAAGAAGTATACTTTGCGGGGGGAGAAATTTTAATTACTGAAGAACATTATAAACTTTTAGATTACTGGATTGAGCATGGAAAGACAGATGTACGATTACGATATACAACAAATTTCTCAAACTTTAAATTTAAAAAGAAATCTTTGTTTGATTATTGGAAAAAATTTAGTGATGTTAATGTAGCAGCAAGTATTGATACTTTTGGACACAGAGCTGAATACATGAGATGGGGAACTGTTTGGAAAACTATTGAAGATAATCGTAGACAAATGATACAAGAATGTCCAAATATTAAATTTGAAATAACGCCTACTATATCAATTTATAATGTATATTCGTGGCCTGACATGCATAAAAGGTGGTACGGAAGAGATTTGTTAAATGTTGCAGATGTACGATTTAATATTTTAACAGATCCTATTTTTATGCGAATTGATAATATTCCTCCTAATCAAAAAGAAGAGTTAATCAAGTTGTATCAAAGATACTATAACTGGTTAGAATCTTTATGTCCTGATGATAGTCAGTTACAACATTACACAAGACCAGCATCTAGTGTAATAGATTTTCTTACAAAAAATGAAGGCGATATGTCCTTACTCAAAGAATTTTTCTTGTTTAATCATGAATTAGACCAATATCGTAAAGAAGATTTTTGGGAAGCATATCCTGAGCTTAATTGGTTGAGGTCATATGTCGATTAATTTTAATGCAATTGTTGCAGAAGAAAAATATATGAATCTTACTTGGCAAGTAAGTAATCAATGTAATTATAGATGTTCGTATTGTAATCCAGGCAATTGGGCAGGATCCTCAAAAAACGAAGGCAATTTAGACAAATATATTAAAAATTTAGATAAAATATTTTCATTATATAAAGATAAAGGTTACCAAAACTTTAAGTTATTCTTTTCGGGTGGCGAACCTACTTATTGGGAAAATTTAATCCCAATAATAGAATTTGCAAAAGAGTCATTACCAAATACTACTATTGCAATTAATACCAACCTTAGTCGCCCGTTAAGATATTGGGAAGAACATTATCATTTGTTTGATGATGTAGTAGCTAGTTATCATATAGAATGGGCTAAGAAAGAACGTTATATAGAAAATGCAATTTTTTTGTGTGATAAGGTAAATTATTTGTGTACTAAGATGTTATTACACGATGAAAGATTTTGGGAAGTGGTAGAAGTAGGAAAAGAAGTTAGAGAAAGAGTACCAAACTATAATTTAGAATGGACTCCGTTGTTTGATGAAATGTCTGTTAATACAGGTCCGTGGAAGTATCTTGATGACGAAAAGAATAAATTTATAAATGAATCAGTTTTTGAAACTGTTATGCGGAAAGATAAACCTTGGAAAGAAAGCAAAACTGTTAGTCTTGTAAAATATATTGATGGTACTTTAGAACCAGTAAATAGTAATACGATTATCGCCAATAGACAAAACTTTTTCAAATCATGGAAATGTTTTGTTGACGATGCTTTGTTTATTAATCCTACTGGAAATATATCAAGTGCAAGTTGTGGAGTTGGTAATAATCATGGTAACATTTTAGACGATGATATTGAACTTACTTATTCTCCTGTAATATGTAGTAAAGACCATTGTCATTGTGGTACAGATATTATTATACCAAAAGAGAAAATTTTAGATGGATTTTAATTTAAGAGGACTAGCAAAAAAAGAATTAGTTATTCCTGACAAATTAGATAAGGCTTCTGCAAATGATAAACATTTATCAATGCTAGAAGTTATTAAACCTTACGCAAGAGATACTAAACTAGTTGAGAAAAATCTAACTCCAGTATATGTTGATTATCAAACAAGAAATACAAGTATTATTTGGGTATTATGTCCTGAATGGTCACCATCCTTTCCTCCTTTTAATTTAGCTAGATTATCTGGTGTTGCTAAATCAGCCGGATATAAGTCAGAAATTTTAGATATTAACATTGAGGCATATCGTTCTTACATGGATACCTTTCAACATGAGTTGTCATATCCTCTTTGGAGTCCTACTAGCAGTTGGCGTTGGACTGGAGATTCATATTGGAATGATATTCATCCACACTTAGAATCAATTCTGCAAAAAAAGGTTGATTATATTCTTGAGAAATCTCCTAATATTGTAGGATTCACCCTTTATTATATTAATGATAAACCGTCTGTATGGATGATGGAAAGAATAAGAGAAAAAAATCCAGATATAAAGTTTGCTGTTGGCGGTAGTAATGTGCAAAAAGGTTTTTTTAAAACTTTACCTATCTATGATTATGTTGTAGCAGGCGAAGGTGAAGCAGCAATCTTAGATATTCTAGACGATATTGAAAATAACAAATTAAGGGCATCTACTGTTTTTCATGTTGGAAAATTAAATCAACGGTTGAGTATAAATGGCATGCCTATGCCTGATTATGAAAGTATTGATTTTACATTGTATGATATTCCTAATGGAGTTAATACAGAGTTTAGTAGAGGATGTACAGCAAAATGTTCTTTTTGCGAAGAGACACATTTTTGGAAATACAGGCAAAGAACTGCTGTAGATGTTCTTACAGAAGTTGAATGGTTGTATTACAACAAAGGAACAACTGTATTTTGGTTTATTGATTCTTTAGTTAACGGAAACCCTGCTGAATTACGAGCCTTCTGCAAGGCAGTTGATGCAAAAGGTCTTGATATATACTGGACTGGGTATGCTAGATGCGATCATAGGATGGATTTAGATTATTTTCACGATCTAAAAGCAGGCGGATGTATCATGCTTAATTATGGTATTGAAAGTGGATCTCAAAATGTTCTTAATGATATGCATAAAGGCGTAACTATTGAAGCAATGGAGATGAATTTAAAAAACTGTAAAGAAGTTGGAATTTTTGCTGCTACTAATTGGATTGTAGGGTTTCCAACTGAAACTTTGCAAGATTTTGCTAATTCTATGACCTTTTTATGGCGTAATAGAAATTATAATATTAATAACATTGCAGCAGGTGTTGGATTTGCACAAGGTCCCGAAACATTAGCAGGACAAAATCCTGAAAGATTCAATTTGTCTCCTTTCAAGTATATGGGTTTTTGGATCACTAAAGATTTATCAATGGGCGGTATGCATGTTATGCATAGAGTTAAATTTTTCTCAATGTTTATTGACATGATGGTTGGTTGTACAGATATGCCATTCCAGTATCCAGTACGTCGTGATCTTATTGATTACCATTATACATTAGAGTGGCTACAAGAAGGTATTGATGATAAACCTTTCATGAAAGAAATAGACGAATACGAAGAATTTGACTATAACATTATTGATTTAGGAGAAAACCAGTATGCTGATACATTAGTAAATGAAATTTGGCCTTTGCTAAGGCTGATGTGGCTATCACGAGGTGCTTTTCGTATCACTATACTGTTTACCCCTGAATTAGATCTAGAAGAATTTGGAACACAATTTGGGCCTGAACAATTTTCTGCTACTTATAAATTTGAAATAAACGAGCTAGGCAAATGGAAAGCAGATTTTGAGTATAAGTTTAATCAAGTTCCAAATTATCTAACGCACAAGCCCGAAGCATTTATTACTCAAGATTATTCTAGATTGCAGAGTAATGCTGCTAAAAGTGCAAGAAAGTTAGCAAAGCCTAAATGGTCAATTGAAGAGGGTAGAGATTCTGAAGATATCCGTGTATTAATTAAAGAGGAAAAAGTGTTAAATGATTTGGATTTTAGTTTTAAGTATCGATATAAAGGAAGAGGTAAATGGTAACAGACAATTTTGATAAGTTAGTGTTTGCTGGTTGCAGTCATACATCTGGTTCAGAAATTTTAAATGGTACAAAGTTAGCTAACATATCAGGAGATATTGAAGTAGAAAAAAAATATGCTTTTGGAGCCGTTTTAAGTAAAAAACTTAAAAAAAATTATGTCAACATAGCAGCACCAGGAGTAGGAAATCAATATATAACTAGAGCAGTATTATTATGGCTATTAAATAATCCTGACCAACATAAAAACGTCTTTATAGTTGTACATTGGACTGGAGAGCATCGTATTGATTTTTCTTATTCAGGTGAAGATTTAACTCCACGTGATTTTTTTAATTATAATCACCATTACAATGGATTATATGACGATGATATTATTACAGTTCATGGAACAAGAGGTCTTCCATTTCAGCGTTATCCTAGAGAAGCTAAGTATGTTCTAAAGTATTTGATTAATGCACAGATATTAGGATCAAAAGAAAGAACTTGGCAGTTAATTGATAAACTTTCTGCTATAATTCATCTTCAAGAATTATTAAAGAGTTTAAAGATAAATTATCTATTCTTTAATGCATACGATAGTTTATTAGATACTAAGAGGTTTGAAATTTTTACTAAGCATTTAGATACTTCAAAATTTATTGAGCCATATAATCCATCAATGGCATTTTATGAAAGATGTATAGAAGCAGGATTTACTGATGTTAGTGAACTTATGCATCATAAATTAGACGCACATAAATGGTATGCTAATTTTTTATGGCAGAATTATTTTGTCTGACTCGAATTCTTTTAGTAAATTAAAATTGTGTTCAAAAATATCATTCATTTCTTCAAGTAAACTATATAACTTTTCGTACGGCAAAGCATTTACATAATCTATAATATCAAATATCATTTTCAGTCTTTTAGTATGGTTTTCTTCTTCGTCGTAGCTTTCGTCCCACCAATCACTAAAACTTTTAAAACCAAGTTTGTGTAAACATTCTAATGAATATGGTGGAGCTGCTAGGACCATTGGTCGTTTAGCTAAGTATCCCTTAAAAACTTTTTCTGATATATTTGCTGTAGGCTGGCAAAATCTAGATTCTGAACACACATACAAAAAACACTCATGAACTATTCTAATCAAAATATTATTATTAATATCATGTCTTTGGAAGACAGTAGGATGCTTATGATCTGTAATTAATAATGGTCGAGGGTTTCTCCTGTATGTTAGAAAATTTAAATTTTCAGCTAGTTTAGTTTTTGAAATATTGTCATAATAATTCCAATCAAGCAAATTGTGATCAACCCAAAGAAAATCTTTAATTGATAAATTTTCATCTATTAAATAATTCCAAGTTAGCCTACAATCTGTTGTAGCACAATGAGCTGCAATAATTTGTCTATGAGTTGCGTATCTTAAATTTAAATTACATATTTTATTAGTAAGTTCAAAGACATGTTTTTTTGTGTATAAATTATATCCTTCTTGGTTTTCGCGAGCGGTCCGTGCTGTTTCTCTAATAAAAATATCATAGCAAAGACAAGTTATATTTGGATATAAATGTTTATAATATTTTTCAAATACAACAGATAAATTATAATCGCATGTATAAACCTTGAATTTGAAGTTATATTTTTCTGCAACAGTCTGTAAGTAATCAAATTCAATGATTGTCATATTGTCACAGGTAGTTTCTAAATCAAATTCTTCATACATATGAAATCTACAAGTAGTTGGATAACCTTCATCTATTTTTGCCTGTATAAGTTCTTCAATAAATCTATAGCAAACAGGCTCGTAAAAATAAACATCAATTTCTTCATTGCTAAAACTGTTTAGTTGTTGTGTTGACAATTTAGATAGTAACTTTGTTTCTAACTCATCATCACGACTGAATATATCGTATAATAATAAATTACAACCTGGCGGAATGTAACATAAAATTGGTTTATCACCGTTGATAAAAAAAGGATTTAAATTATCATACATTATATCATTACATGGAATAGGAAAATTTTTCCATATCCAAGATCGAGGTTGATTGCTCATACTATTCTCCTACAATTCTTTAATTTAAGATTATGCTGACGGTTATAATAAAGTACATCTTCCATATCAATAATAATTTCTTGTAACTGCTTCATGTCTAATGTATCAATGTAGTTTATAATATCTAATATAGCGCCAAATCGCTTTGAATGATTTTCTATTTTGTCGTAACTTTCATCCCACCATTTGCTAAAAGTTTTAAATCCAAGTTTGTGTAAGTATTCTAAGCTATACGGCGGAGCTACAAGAACAACTGGTCTCATAGCTTGGAAGCTTCTTAATGTTTTTTCTGATATATTTGCTATTGGTTGGGCATATCTAGATTCTGTTACAACATAAAGAAATCCTTCTTGAATTTTTTTAACCATCTGTCGGTCATCAAACCCAAAAACAGCCTGGTTAACACTATTTGATTGAAAATAATCCTCAATATGTTGTAATGGAATGAGATTTAGATCTCCTACAACATTCTGTTTTTTGTTTACAATGTTTTTTGTTACAAAGTCTATTAAATCGCAGTCAAAATATTTAGAATCTACCCAACCATAATTATATGCTGATATTTTTTCATCAATTGTATATGTCCAAGTATAAAAAGAATTTCTATGTGCTATACTTGCAACTGTTAAGTGCCTATGAGAGCTAAATCGTAAATTATAACTTATAAATTTGTAAGTTAATTTCTTTTTAAATTTATTATGGTTTTGTTTAAACCATATACCATGATAATCTTTATATGGAGCAATATCTCTAATAAAAATGTCATAACAAAAACATCTTAAATTTTTATAAAGTTGAGGATAATGTTCGTCAATAATTTTATCTATATTGTAATCACATGTGTAAACATTAAATAAAAGGTTATATTTTTCTGCGATATGTTGTAAATAATCTAAATCTAATATTGTAAAATCTTTTGGACCAAGATCTTTATCCCATTCTTCCCAAAAACCATATCTGCAGATATACGGAGTGCTATAACCTCTAAGTTGTTTTCTTAAATCAGCTGTAAGAACAAACGTAAGAGGTTCATACCAATATACATCAATTTTTTCTTTGCGTAAGGTTGCTAATTGTGTATCTGATAATTTAGATAGATTATTGTCTAAGAAGTCAGTATCATTTCCTATTAAATTTGTGCCCATACCTGTAAAAACACATAGTGGTTTGTCGTAATCTAGTAAGACTTGTTTTAATCTATCATAGGAACTAGAGCGATTAAGATTATTTTTTACTGGCGTAGGAAAGTTTCTTATCAGCCAAATATGTTGATGTTCTTCTTCCATTATAAATTGATTGTAACTATTTTTTGCTCTAAAACATCATTTTGTTTGAGTAATGTTTCGTAGTTGTGAATAATAACATCTTTTTGTCCTAACATTATAACATCTACTTTTTCTTTCCATGAATATTTTTCTAGGCGGGCTGCTAATTTAGTACACATATCAACCAGTAGCTCAATTCTCATTACATTGTTGAACTCATCGTCCCAGCTATAATCAAATAGAGATTCGTATAATTTAAATCCATAATTTGTCAATGCTTTATTGATACCTACATTACCATAAACTAAAAATGGCATCATAGCACCTATGGGTTTAAAAGTTTTTTCTGAATAGAAAAGATTAGAACTCCAATTAGTTTCGCCTGCTATATTAATAAGATATTTAGAGTATAATTTTAAATAAGTAATGTCAAATAAACCATAATTAAACAAAAACTTGGTAGTGTCAACATGTAAAGGTAACTTTTTTGACCAAGAAAGTATATCATCATAGTCAATATTGTAATGTTTTTTAGACATTATTTGTAATGATGTTTTTGCTATGTAATCTTGTGATAAACTGTAATAATTTTTATATGTATTTTTATGATCTATGAGATAATTAAACATTATTCTATGATCTCTACAAATTCGACTAAGATGCAAGAATACATTATTAGGATTTTGCTTCAATTTCTTTTTATACATCTGGTCAAAGTATTTCTCAGGATCATTTAATGTAAATTTAATTTTCTTATTATATGTTTCTGCTACAAAATCTAAATCTTGTGCCATTGCTACTAAAAAATGGTTATAAGCAATTAGTTTTACATCCGGTTCAAATCTAGTTCTAGCTGAATAATTTCTATATTCTTTTGCAATGTCAAGGTTAGCTGTTATAAAAACAAGTTTTGAAAAAGGAATACCATATGCTGATGCACTGGCACATAATGGAACGTAAAATTGTTGCATGTTCCAGCCTTCGGCGTCAGTTTGAAAAACTATATGATATTCAGGATCGTTTACTAAAGAATGAATTATATTATCATTTATATTATCAAAGAAGTGCGGTAAATTAATAGTGATATTTCTAGTGGTCCATGATATGACAAGTAGTTTATCTCGATTAAAGTATTTTCGTAATAATTTTTCAGCTATGCAGGCGTCCTCTTCATCTACTACTCGGTAATATGTATTAAATAACTCTATATCTCTAACATATTTGTTAAGCATATGATCCTGTGATTTGTAGTGTGTACCGTGTATCTTTGCCTACGTTAGATGCTGCATGAATAACTCCAGGTTCCCAAAGAACATAATCTCCAGCACTCCAATTTACTATACCTTGATTATCAATTTCAAAATAATGCCCAGGTTTCCAATCTTCTAAAAATACTAATGCTCGTATAACATTGTCATATGGCACACTAAAAACTTCTGAATATTTCTCATACTTGTCAATATGCGGAGGCATTACTATCATGCTAGTCATTTTATAAAAGACATAGCCGCACTTAGAAAGATTTAGCATCTTAGAAAGCGGCTCAACATAGTCAGGCATAGGATTTCTAGAGTCATACATTTCGCCAGATACATTATGATGATACCAGCCCTGCCTTTTCCAGTCTAATCTCTCTACTTCAGATATAGGCTGTCTAATATATTTGTATTTTTTATAATCATCATTCCAATATACTGGAACAGTTCCTCTAGTCCACACGTTCAAGATCCAATGTTACGCAATGAAAACCACCACCGAGTGTTCGTTGATGCCGCATTGGTAATAATGCAGAATCTATGCCATATTTTTTCAATTCACGAGCAAGTGGTTTTTGGTGTCGCTCTATTACAACTAAGTTTTCGTTTACAGAAAATAAATTCATATTAATCCAAACACTTGCGTTACAATAATTTTCATAATAGCCAATATCTACTGGCTCAGGGCATTGTATGATGTCCCATTTGTTAAATGGTGCAGGTAATACATCTTTTGATTTAATTCTAGATGGATTTACAAGCATTAATCCTTCTCGTAAGAAAGCAATAGTTGAATCAATGTGCATATATGAATATACACCTTGTAAGATAGCTACCTTTGCATCTATAATTGATGAAAGATATTGCGCTCCTGAAATGTTGCCTGAATTTGATAATAGGTACAGTACATCGTCGTTAGAACGCAGGCAGTTAGCCGCATCAAACATTGGAGAGTTAGTGCTTGTTGTAGCAAGTATGTCTGGCGAGAGAACACAATTTATATCATAACACGCATCCGTGAAAGCACAATCAAGATCGTAGATTGGCAAATCTATATGGTGAGCAAATGCTTTATATTCGCCGCTACGTGCTCGTATTGGCATTGGGGTAGCTATAGCTATGTCTTTATGAATAAAAACTGAGTCACGAGGACAATAGTTATAATATTGACAGTCTGTTTCAAACGGGCGTAGGACTTCTACACCTTCGGTTTCAAGAAATAGACAAAAATTTTCTAAGTCATCGTTAGCTTGATCTATTACCTCTTCAGGATACGGACCAACTTTTATTTTATCTAGCTCGTCATCACGTAGGTCAGCATAATTTATACATCTTACACTTTTGTCAATATGTGGAATTTTAGCATTTGTTGCTGATCCAACTATTACTTTTTTTAATTTAGAATATTCGTTTTTGGTCATATAATAGGCTCTACATATGGATGATTAAATTTGTAATTGGAATTCCTATGGGAGTGAAATATAAAATCTTCTTTTATTTCGTTTACATAATTGTGATAGTGAGTATATTTTTGTTGAATGTTTTGTGTTAAAGGCGTAATAGATTCTGCATAATTTAAATGCCATTCTACCGAAGGATGAGGATCAGGAATTTTTCCATCAATGACATACGAGTCTTTTTCTTCAGTATAATCTATTACATAATCTATTGGAGGAAAGTATTTTTGAAATTTATCAAATACCCAACCGTGTTGTATTAAGTCGCATGGTTCCCAATCGCCTTCAGCTGCTCTAGGAGCAACTATATGATGATTGTGTGTAATATTGAATAGTTTATTAACACTTATTATAGCAGACATATTAGTCCATTCTATATCATTAGGGTTTACATATTTTTTTATGTATCTCCTATCAAAGTCTCCATTACCAAATACGCTACCAATACCACCTATCCTTTTATCTCTAGTTAAAAAATTGTGTCTCCACCAATGAGTCCACAGTACATAAATTTTATCATCTTCAGTATAATTATACATACAGTCAGCTATGGTTATCATTCGAGCTATATTTTCATTTGATAACCCTGGTTTACCATAGTTATACCCTTCTCCGTCGTGATTATCTATTAATATGTCAGCCCATGTTGGCCAATCGTACATAGTAAAAGAGCATCCAAAGCAAAAAATTCTACCCATTAAACACTTTCATTTTTGATAAGTCGGGATAGTCACGCCAATCCCAGATGCGTTGTGGAGCATGATGTATAGCCCACGGTAATTTTTCTAATCCTAGTTGTGCTGTTTCAGGCGGCATGTAATAATGGTAACCCATAGTGTCAATATCTTGCTCTCTCCATAACATATTAGGATCTCTGCCGTCGTAAGACATTTTCTTTAAATGTCGTGCAGCATCTCTATTATCTGTAAGTATCATTCCTCCACGTACAAGATTAAGATGTTTCTTATACTGGAATGATATTACTGTATATGTTTTAGGTATGTAACTGTTTTCTCTCCACTGTACAGCGGCATCTATGATATTGGTACCTATAAGGTAGTAATGCTCCCTCCACGGTATATCATTCCATACAAAGTCTATGTTTAATTTTTTCAATGTCATTGGAATAGATATATACGTTTGCCTAGGAATAACAAGTTTAGTGTCTTCGCATGTATATCGCAGACAAAGTTCAATGCCGTGTGTGCAAGAATCTACTGCTACACTATACGGGGCACCAAAAAACTTCGCCACGTTTCTTTCAAATAGATTTATAGTATGTTCCATAAAAATATTTATCCCATTAACTGCGTATAAATATTTTATATTATAATAGGAACTTACTTGAACCGCAACTATGTGAATTTTATGCCTAGTTTTAATAAAGGCAATAACTGCAATTCAAATAGATATTTAAATGAAGTATTAAAAATTTTATCTAATCAAATAGGATCTAATGATCTAGTTATACACGACGGATGGGCAACAAAGAAAAATATAGACGATATATTTCATTATTTTAAGAAAAAAACTCTTAATAATATATATTATGTATCGCTAGTTGATGAATTTAGTTCTAATAAAGATTATGCCTTAAAAAAATTAAGTAAAATTGCAAAAAATGTTAAATTAGTAGGTAATACAAATCTTGGCACAGATAGTTATTATTCGTTTTGGTTAGATTATGTTTATACTTACAAAGAACAATACTTATCATTTGATGTAACACATATGCAAGGCAATGTAAAGACTTATATGTGCTTAAATCGAAAACCGCATCACCATAGACAACATTTGTTTCAAAGATTATGTAAAAGGAAATTAAGTAAGCATGGTCATCTGAGTTTTCATAATCTTTTAAATTTGCCATTAGACATAGTATCTACAAATAGTTTTGAACCTAACGTTAATATAAAAAATGACATAGATTCATTAGGACATCCAATGAATTGGCAAACACATTTTTTAAATATTGTTACAGAAACAACCTTTTCATCTGGACCATATGTTTTTTTCAGCGAAAAAATATGGAAACCAATAATTGGTCGTAGGCCTTTTATTTTACTAGGAAGAGAATATATGTATAATAGTTTACATCATTACGGTTTTGATACTTTTGATGATATTTTTGGTACTGGATATAAGACAGATGATTTACACCTGCTTACTGATTGGATAATTAAAGTAATTAAATCTTTAAAAAATATTGATAAAATAGCATTGTATAAAGAATTACTGCCAAGATTAGAAAAAAATTATAATATTTTTTTAGATATAGCACAAGAAAATAAGAGAAAGAGAGATAATTTATGCAGATAGGATTTATTGGACTTGGAAAATTAGGTTTGCCTTGTGCAGAGGTGATAGCTAGTAAGAATCATTTAGTAGAAGGTTATGATGTTGCTACTGTATACTCAAACTCAGTGTTAGTTACAGATTCAATAGAGCTTGCAGTAAGAAATAAAAAAATTGTATTTGTTGCTGTACCAACACCGCATGATAAAGCATATGATGGAGTTAAACCTACAACTAATCTACCACCTAAAGACTTTTCGTATGACATTGTTAAGGAAGTTTTATTAGAAGCTAATAATCATATGGATAAGGATCAGTTGTTAGTTCTTATATCTACTGTATTACCTGGCACCGTAAGGAGGCAGTTAGAACCTCTTGTAACTAATACTAGATTTGTATACAATCCTTATCTTATTGCTATGGGATCTGTAGCTTGGGACATGGTTAATCCTGAGATGGTTATGATTGGTACAGAGGACGGTAGGGAAACAGGCGATGCCAGAGAGTTAATTGATTTCTATAAAACTATAATGGAGAATAATCCACGTTATGAAGTTGGTACTTGGGACGAGTGTGAGTGTATAAAGGTTTTCTATAATACTTTTATTTCTGCAAAACTATCCTTAGTAAATATGATGCAAGATGTAGCAGAGCGTCAAGGTAATATTAATGTTGATGTAGTAACTAACGCACTTGCTAAGTCAACTCAACGTATTATGGGTCCGCAATATATGACAGCAGGAATGGGCGACGGAGGAGCTTGTCATCCTAGAGATAATATTGCATTACGATATCTAGCACAAAATTTAGAGCTAGGTTATGATATGTTTGAATCTATTATGTTAGCAAGAGACATACAAGCAGAGAATCTAGCCAAGTTACTTGTTAAATTAGCTACTGATGACAAAATGGAGTTAATTATTCATGGTAAAGCATATAAACCGTCAGTGGGATATACCGAAGGAAGTTATTCTTTATTAGTTGGTTATTTTTGTCAGCAGTTAGGAGTTGAACCAGTGTACGTTGATCTTGAAACAGGAGATAATTATCGACCTAATGCTCCATGTGTAATACTATTAGCTCATAATTCTCAAGTAACCTACAAATATATGGATCATATGGATACAGTAAAGTTATATTGTGATATTCCAAACGGTTCTATTGTAGTAGATCCTTGGAGAAACTATGTTAATGATAAATGTAAAGTAATTCATTACGGTAATACAAGAAATGTTTGATATATTTTATATTGCACCAACTAAAGATATACAATTCAAAAAATTAAAGACTAAATTTTTTACGATAAAGTTTGCGAAAGATATATTTGAAGCTCAACGTAAATCTGTAACTAAGTTTTTTTATACTGTATATGATAATTGTATTGTATCATCTGATTTTAATTTTGATTATGTGCCAGATGACTGCAGTCAAGATGTACCGCATCTCTTTTTGAATGATGTATATTATGACAATATTGCTTTAATACCAAAAAAATACCATATATCAGCAAGAGAAGCTGAATACAGATTTTTTGTTAATAAAAAACAAGTAGAAATTTTAGCTAGCACCCCAAAGAAATATGATAGATTTACAATCCAAAATTTTACTGACTATAAATACGCAATGGAATGCTCTGAAACAGAAATGTTTTACGCATCGTCGCCAAATATTGATATATCTCAATTTAATTTTGATATGTATTTTGAGTATTCTGATTTATATAATAGACACGAAAATCACGCATTTATACATAGAGTAGAAGGAATAGATTATTATAATGGTTTGTTTCTGCTATCTAAACATAAACCAGTCACAGCAAGAGAAATTGAGTATAGACATTTAGTAGGCAGAAAAGAACATAACATCGTAGCCAGTACACCTGTACAATATGACGTATTTAATGTAGAGACTTATGATGATTATTTACACGCATTAGATAATACAAAAACAGAATTATTTTGGGCAACTACCCCAAACATTGAAACTTCATACTATAGATTTGATTTATATTTTACACATGATGATGAATATAATAGAAAAGAAAATCATGCATTAGCGCATCTAGTTAATGGTAAGAAATATCACAATGGATTGTTTCTATTATCCAAACATAAACCGTTGTCACGTAAAGAGATAGAGTATAGGCATTTAGTTAGTGGCAAAGAATGGGATATAGTTGGGTCATTTGCTACAACATATGAAAGATTTGTCATTGATTCATATGAGATGTACAAATATGCAATGGAGTGGTCAAAAACTGAATTATTTTGGGCATGTACTCCAAATATTAACACAGGTGACTTTGACTTTTCTCAAATATACTTTACACACGATGACGAATATAATAGAAAAGAAAATCATGCCTTTATACATCATGTTGACGGAGTAGATTATTATAATGGTTTGTTTCTGCTATCTAAACATAAACCAGTTACTGAAAGAGAAATAGAATACAGACATTTAGTATCACGTAAAGAACACGATCTTGTAGCAAGCGGTCCAGTAGAATATGATAGTTTTATAGTTGATACATATGAGGATTATCAACACGCATTAACACAATCCTCAACTGAGTTATTTTATGCTATACCAACTCAAGTACAAGATGTAGAATTACCTAAGTTATATTTTACACACGATAACGAATATCATAGAAAAGAAAATCATACATTTAAAAACTTATGTAATAGTGAAGAAAAAGATAATGGTGTATTTTTATGTTCAAAATATAAAGAACTTAGTAAAAGAGAGTTAGAACACAGACATATTGTCTACAAAAAACCGTGGGATATCATTGTATCTAAGCATAAACCATATGACGTAGTGTTTATGAGCTATGACGAAGCCGCAGCAGATAAGCATTATGAAGAACTGCTTATAAAAGCACCTCATGCTACTCGTGTTCATGGTGTAAAAGGAATTCATCAAGCACATATACAGGCAGCAAAGCAGTCTACATCAGAAATGGTATGGATTGTTGATGCTGACGCTGTTTTAATGGAAGATTTTAATTTTGATTTGTTTGTTGAGAAATGGGATAGGGAAACGGTTCATGTGTGGCGTTCAAAAAATCCAATAAATGACTTAGTTTATGGTTATGGAGGAGTAAAATTGTTTCCTCGAGAGCTAACGATAAATATGGATACATCTAAGCCTGATATGACAACGTCAATTACAGAAAGATTTAGAGCAGTACAGGTAATATCAAATATTACAGCATTTAATGTAGATGAGTTTTCTACTTGGAAGTCTGCTTTCAGAGAATGTTGTAAGTTATCTTCTAAAGTAATTGACAGGCAAAAAGCAGTTGAAACTGAAGAACGTTTAGACATTTGGTGTACAGTAGGAGCTGATAAAGAATTTGGAGAATATGCTATAGCTGGCGCTAAAGCAGGGAGAGAATATGGTTATCAAAATAAAAATAATGTCGCAGCATTAAAATTAATAAATGATTTTGATTGGTTAAGGAATTATTATGGCAAAGAATATTAAGTGGAACGATGATAGAGACATCTATGGTCGAATGTTATTATTAACTGGCTCTTTTTTGTTTACAGGATTAAGAAATGCTGTAGACCATTATGATGCTGATCTAACAGACGCACTGTCTTGGGGTCAATTAAAAAGTAAAAGATGGCTAATACTTACTTTGGAAGAGCTAGATAGAGATCTAGGTATGATTTTTATGGGCGCAGGATGGTATGCAATATTAGCTGGCATGATATTTGAAAGTAAACTAAAGTTTAACAAAATAAGATCTTTTGACATTGACGAAGAATGTGCCGCTATAGCAGATACAATAAATAGAAAATACGTTGCTGATGGATGGAAGTTTAAAGCAACCACACTTAACATACAAAATATAGAATATCCTAATTGTTATATAACAAAAAAGTTTAACGGCGACGAGCAAAGTATGACAGAAACGCCTGATACTGTAATTAATACCTCATGTGAACATATTGTAGATTTTCAACAATGGTATGAACGAATTCCTGAAGGTACCTTGTGTGTTTTACAAACAAATAACTACTTTGAAATTGCGGATCATATAAATTGTGTTGAAACATTGTCTGATTTCGCTGAACAAACACCATTTCAAGAGCTGTTATATGAAGGAGATTTAGATTGTAATAAGTATTTGCGATTTATGAGGATTGGTATTAAATAAATGTTAAAAATTTGTATAATTGGAGGTGGAACTGCTGGGTGGATGGCAGCTGGTTACATAGAAAGTCAAATAGAAGATGTAGAAATAACACTAATAGAAAGTAAATCAGTGCCTACTATTGGAGTAGGTGAATCAACTCTTCCACAAGTCAAAACGTTTTTTGACACTATTGGCATTTCTACAGATATATGGGTAAACGAGTGCGATGCAATTGTTAAAGAAGGTAACAGTAAGCATAATTGGAATGATCCAAATAGTGAAGATGATTATTTAGGTTATACGTTTTGGTGTAACGATGATAATATTTTTGACAATTGGATACATGGTTACTTTAACAAACAATATGACAAGCACCAAATAAACGATGATTTATATTATGGTAACGATAGAAGCGACTTCTTACATACTGCTTATCATTTAAATGCTGAAAAAATACCAAGAGTCATAAAAAATCATTGTAAAAAAGTTATTCATGTATATGATACAGTTGAGTCATTGCCAAAAGGTTTTGATTATTACTTATTATGCACAGGCCCGTCAAAAAAACTTGTAAAAGATAAAACTTTATTTGATATTTCTACATACCACAAAGTAAATAGGGCATGGGTAGCTCCGTTACATTTAAAGCCAAATACTGCGATTGATAAATTTACAAGAAGCATTGCTCGTAAACACGGATGGCAATTTTATATTGATACTATCAATAAAACAGGAACAGGCTATGTATTTTCTAGTGATTTTGTTAGTGAAGATGATGCGTTGATTGAATTTAATGAATATTTAGAAAAAGATAATCGCACCACAATACATAAACCTAATTTATTAAGATGGAATCCTGGTTGGTTAAAAGAAGCATGGCAAACAACTGAAGATGGAGAAGTAATTGCTATAGGTTTAGCTAATGGTTTTATAGATCCATTAGAATCAAATGCTCTGTTTATGATACAATACACATCAACAGCATTTGTAGATAGTCTTAAGAAAAGAAATCCAAAAAAAATATATAATAGAGCTTTACATAAACTTTGGTACTTAAATTCTACATATATTAGATTATTTTATCTATTAGCAAGAAGAAATGATAGCAGTTTTTGGAAATATTACAAACAATTTGACATTGACCCATTTAAAAAAGAATTGTGGGCAAATTATAAATTGATGAGTAATAAATATACTAATTTATTTCCTAATGCGCTTTGGGCAACAACAGCACTTTATTTTGATGAATGGGACTATTATGTTAGAAATAACAAATGATCAGCCTAATAGTATGCATGCCGAATGGGTACTAACAAATGTTTGTAATTATAAGTGTAGTTATTGTGATCCTAGGTTAAATGAAGGTACACATCGTTGGCCCAATTTGAAAGATTCCTTACGTTTTTGGAATTATGTTCATAGCAATGTTAATGAAAATAATAAAATGTTAACATTAACTGGTGGTGAGCCTACCTTATGGCCTAATTTAATTCCTTTTTTGCAAGGTATAGATAGTATGTATGAAACTGCTATAGTAAGTAATGGAAGCCGTTCCTTAAAATATTGGGATACACTTATAAATTCAGTAGACTTAACTCAAATAACTATAAGTGTTCATTTTGAGTATGCAGATTTTGAACATTTGTGTAAAGTAATAGATATAGTTGGACATTCAAGTTGTCTTACAGTTTTAATTATGTATGATATAAAAAATATACAATTATGTAAAGAATTTGCAGAAAAAGTTGTAGATTTAAATTTGCCTTGTAGATTAATGATAAAGCCAATTACAGATAGAACGTATACAAAAGATAATAAGGCTCTAGATTATACTATAGAACAGAAAAAGTTTATACAAGAATTTAATTACAATAATCAAAATAAGAAAAGTAATAACAAAACAGCAGTAGATGTTTATATAGACGGAGTCAAGTATAATATTAGTAAGTTATTAGAATTAGTGGCAGAAAATAAGCATAGTTTTAAAGGATGGATTTGTAACACTGGATATAACAGACTAGTAGTATGGTATGATGGAAATGTATATGGTGCCCAATGTTCAACAGCTAAGAAAAAACCATTAGGAAATATAAAAAATACACATCATGATATAGATGTAAATCCTATAATATGTAATACAAACTTTTGTGCTTGCATTCCTGATATTAGGATACCAAAAAGGATTAGACAATAGTGTACAAATATTCAGACATTCGTAAAATTCACTTAGAAGTTACGCAAAGATGTAATGCGGCATGCCCTATGTGCGATAGAAATCAAAATGGCGGCTCTATTAATCCTCATATAAATCTAGACGAATTAACACTACAAGATTGTCAAAAAATATTTGAGCCAAAGTTTATACAACAGTTGGACACAATGTATATGTGCGGCAACCTCGGCGATCCAATATCTGCTAAAGACACAATAAAAATATTTGACTATTTTAGGGATCACAACGAAAAAATGTGGCTGTCTATGAACACAAATGGCGGCGCACGGGACAGAGAGTGGTGGCAAATGCTTGCTAGGATACTTAGGAAGCCCGCTGCTGTGATTTTTTCAGTGGATGGGTTAGCTGATACTAACCATCTATACCGTCAAGGCGTGGTATGGGAACACGTTGAGATGAATATGCGGACATTTATCGAAGCCGGCGGCAGGGCTCGTTGGGATTTTTTAATATTTGAGCATAATCAGCATCAAGTTGAAGAAGCACGAGCATTGGCAGATGCATGGGGTGTTGAACGATTTGTAGCCAAAAAAACAGGACGGTTTGTAACTGCTAAAGTAGAAGCAAAAGAAAAACATCAAGCAGTAAATCGCAAAGGCGATAAAACTGTAGAACTTAAAAAACCAAAAGAGGAGTATAGAAATGCAGCCGTGGAAAGTATGGACTCTCTTATCAGCCGCTATGGTAGTATGGACAATTATTACGATTCTGCTGCTATTCAGTGCAAGGTAAAAGAAGAAGGTAATTTGTTTATTACAGCAGAAGGGTTGGCCCTGCCTTGTTGTTGGACTGCTGGTAGAATGTATAAATGGTGGCACAAAGATCCAAAGGTTGAACAAATATGGGAATATATAGATGTTGTAGGAGGCAAAGACGCTATCAATGCCAAGCTCCATTCGTTAAAATCTGTATTTGATACAAAGATTTTTAACATTATAGAGGCAAGCTGGCAGAAACCATCCTGCGCTTCAGGTAAGTTAAAAGTATGTGCTACAAAATGTGGAGTAGAGTTTGATCCATTTGGAGAACAATATAAATGACAACGTTTACAATCATAAATAGATTTCCTAACGATTTATTAACAAAAGTTAAAGCTATATGGTACGAAGGTGTTTGGGAAAATATTACGGAGGCAAATCCTGGTATAATGTGGCATTATTGGTTACAGACAGATCACGAGCTATTTGATTATTTTCCTAAAGAGGCATTAACTTTAGAATATTATTTGAATCCTCCGCATGTAATCAATGCAGTTCATTTAGACAGAGGTAGGCTTTCAGCTTTAAACATTCCTGTTCAAGTTGATATTAACAACAGTTTTTTTGGTATAGGAAAGACTGATGATTTAAATTACTATACTCCTAAAGAAGATGACTATACATTTGAAACGTCTGAGAAAGGAGAAAAAGGTTTTTTTGAGTATGAAAAAGATAAGATGTTACTGTATAATTTAGAAAAACCTGTATTGTTTAACACTAAAGTTCCTCATGGGTTAGTAAATAACTCAGACACAGAGCGTATTCTATTAAGCGTAACGTTTTCTAAAACCTATAATGAAATGAAAGATATAATAAAAGAATGGATATGATATCAGATACCTTTT